ATATCCATTATCATGATTATAAAGCTCTTTATTTCTTTTCAACAAAGGATTGACGTTTTGTTGATTGTTAATAGTTAGCTTACCATCTGACTCCTGGATATACTTAGTCTTTATTCCACCATCGTATTCTACAGATCGAACTTTTCCCATTACTCTGTCAATTCAGTTACGTATAAATTTACAGATCCTATGACAGCAACTTTTTCACCTTCAGATACTTTAAAGTATTCTGATGATTTTGCTTCTAAAAATATTTTAGTATTTGCTGCTGTAGGATTAACTCCAAACTCTATATGACAATCAGCATCTGGTACGACTCTAACATACTCTATATTAGATCCAAATGCAGATGATTGAGTTGAAGATCCTGATGAAGTAACTTTTTGCGTTGTAACAGGTCTCATCGCAATGTGTGACATGTTACTCCTTATCTTCTAATTACAAAAGTTACACCAAGTTTTTTAGCTCCAGTAGAACCACCATCTGTAAGCATTTCGATAGATCCACCTTCTTCTACTTGGTTTGCTGCTGTTGGCTCTGCTGTATCAATATCACCTGCTGCTGAACCTGAATGTGCAACAGTTATTCCACCACCAGTTATTGCAGTTCCACCAATTTCAAAAGATATAGCTGCATTTCCACCAGAGATAGCTCCTTGTAATGCAGTTATAATTTTAATTACTTTTCCACCATCAGGTACTGCAACATAAGTTGATGATGCTGTTGATACGTCAGCGATTTCGCCATATATAAAATAGTCGTTTAATGTTCTCATTTTATTCCTATAATGTTCCGATCTTAACCTTATCTCAGATCTTCATTGTTTAGAATCTGCTAGGGGAGCAGATATTAGGTTACTCCCCTAAACAGTTATATTTATTATGAAGTTGTTAAGTCTGCAACCATTCCAGATGCAGCTTCATTTCTTGATTCAAGAGTTGCTTCTACTAATAATTGTCTTTTCTCAGAATCACCAGTTTTTGATAATTCATGCATAGTAAAGTCTCTTAAAAACGCTATTGCCCAGTAGTTCATGTCTAGTACATAAGCATCTCTATCTCTAGAGAATCTGTTAGGTACTACTTGTAACTGACCAAAGTCTGAAGCGTAAACGTCTACAGAAGTGTATAATGTAGCGTCTGCACCTGCATCAAATCTAGTACTGTTACCAGTAAAGCCTGATAATTTTTGCTTGTTGAATGGTCCTACCATAATCATGGAAGGATCACCACCAGCATTCCATACTGATTTAATTACAGATTTTAAAGAAGCTTCTGTGAAAGCTCTTTGAGTTCCATCAGTTCTTGCTGTGTTACCAGCTCCACCTGATGCTGGAGAACCAGCTGATGATAAATCATCATTAGTTGCTACCCAAGCTCCAAGAGATCCTAGTTTTCTAGCAGTTGATGCATCACCTGTAACTTCTGCTTGATTACCAGTGATAGTTGCTTCCATGTCTCTTTTTAACTCTTTAGCTTTTTTAGCGATTTGGTATGCAATCTCAGATGCTCTACCTGCTTTGTCTACAGCTTCCTGAGTTCCTGTGATTACAACAGTTTTGTCCATAATCTGAGAACTATTTGAAAGTCTAGTAGTTGCAGTAACTGCATCTAAAGTTGCTTCGTCACCTTCAATAACAGCATTTGATGTTGATGCTGATGCTAATGAGTCAGTTTGCCATTCGTGAAGAACTGCAGTAGCTTTTGTTTTAGCTGCTGAGCTGATGAATGGCGTGTCTGTTGGCGATATCGAATAGATAACGTCAGAAAGATCTTCTCTTTCACCTACACTATCATACGTATCGAACGTGTTTGTTGGTTGTGCCATTGTTTATTTCCTTTGTTGAGATTTAAGATTAATAATGTCAAGAATCGCAGATTGGGCATCTTGTATGTTTCCACTCTTACGAACCTTGCCAATTTTACTTCTTATTTGCTCTCTACCTGAACTAACGTTACTACTTGCTACACCAGACTTTACTACTTTCGGAGCTTTGGCTATCTTCTTCTGAACAATAGGTCTTTTGTCTTTTAAAGATTGATAACCCATAGCATCCTTTGCAACCATTAAAAATCTATGATCTGCAAGATTACCAATTTCCTGATCGCTAAATCCATATGATCGTAAAGAATTACGCATATTGTATTTAAACTGATCAGCTTTTTTGGGATCAGAGTACTCTGGTATTTTCTGAGCTGCTAACTCACGTTGTGTTGAAAGAAAATCTTCATACTGCTTAGCATAAGCATCTTTGGCTTTTTGTTTCATGTCCTCTATAGCTGTATTTTGTTGTCTTAACTGGAAATCCAGTTTGGCTGCAGCTTGTGGGTCATCTTCATAAAGCCTTTGAAGATCTTGACTTCCTTGTTGTGATTTGACTGTAGCATCTGCAGTCGCAATCAAATCGTTAAGTTCTGATAAACGAGTATCATAAGATTGACGCAAACTATTCTTTTGAGCTTCAAGATCTCTTTTCTCTAAACCTAAAGAATGAGTTTTTTGTCTATAATCTGAGTCTCTAGAATATCCAGCTTTCAGTTCATCAAGGCTAACCTCAATCTCTTGACCATTGACTTTTAATCGGTGGAGATTCGGTTCTTGTGATTCTGTTTGTGTTTCTTCTGTTACCTCAGTATTTTCAGTAGTCATCTCACTTGGAGTTGTTTCAGTCTCAACTTGACTCTCTGGAGCTTCCTGTGTCTCAGGCGACTCTGATGGTTCTGCTGTTTTTGTTTCAGTTTCTTGTTGATCTTTTGGATTCAATAATCCTGAAATCTTTTCAGCTGCACCTGTAATGTTTTGTGGCTCTGCCATATCGTTCCTTTCATGGTTGACGAATTTGAAGTTGCGTTAGCTTAACTTCTTTTATTTAATTGATCTATCTCGTCCTGAGATAGCTTTCCACTTGTCATGATACTTTGTAGATGACCTCTTATTTTATCTACAAGATTGTACGCTACCCAAAGGTATGTACGTTTATCACTCTCAGTGAATTTTGTATTAAAGATTTCTTGTTTATATATTTCAAGAAGATCTTCAAATGCTGTCTTTAGCAGGGGATCGTTCAGAAGCTGTTCTGCCCTCTTGCCCTGTCTGATTTGTGTTTCCTTGTCCATTGTTAAAGAATTCGTTTTGTCCTTTTACTATTTCTTTCATGATATCTCCAGTAGTTTTTACATTATGTTCTTGTAACATAGATCTACGTTTAATATCTGCTTCATCAATTTTAGAACCATATTTAAGTTCCATTTCTTTGATTCTAAGTTCAAAATCTAATAGATATTGTCTCATCTTAGCTTCAATAGATTTGATGTCCGTATCTGCTTTTAACTGTGCTCTTTGGTTTTCACCTTGAACTTGTGCTAGTGTAACTTTTTCAAATTCAGTTGGTGGTTTAGGAGGCAGTTGTGGCATCTGTGATGCTCCCAGATCTGGATCCATAAAGAAAGGTTCTATACTATTTAGACCTGCATTTTCAACTAATTTTTTCAATGAGTTGTATATATTTCTAAGATTAACCATAGGACCATAAACATTCTGTTGAAGGTTTATTGCCTGCATTTGTCTTTCTAATATAGCATTAACAAGGATTAGTTGTTGTTCTTTTGAACCTGAACCTAATCCTACTTGGACAGTTACATTAATTCTGTCTTTCCATTCGTAAGGTCTCATAGGTATATACTTACCTCTGATTCTTACAATCTTTTCTTTTTGTTGATATTTACATACCAATTCAAACATTTTAAGTGCTAGATCTCTAACACCTGTTTCTGCAAATATTCTAGCAATCAACTCCATTCTCATTTGAGATTGAGTTAATACTTGGTTCATACCAGTTGCAGTTTTATTATTTAATGAATCTGCATTTAATCCTTGTGATGTTCTACTTACACCTGTTCTAGTTTCTTTTACAGAATCTAAATAAGCTAACATACCACTTGCTTGTTCTGTAATTGGTTGTGCTTGTATAGGCATCATTACATTTCCTGGTGGTTGTTTAGTTCTAACTATACCTCCAGGACGATTTGTAAGTAAGTCATCCATAGCTACTTGACCATCTTGTATTGCTACACGATTATTATTTGTTAGATACATATTATCTAACATTTGTCTCATAACTGTAGATTTAATTAATTGTATATCTTCTACTAGCTCTGCAATAGATCTACCATGAAATCTATGAGGCATGATAACTGGTGTCATAGATATAAATGGCATTGTATCCATTTCTTCTATACTTAATAATTTTTTTGCATCACCAGCTACACAAATTTTAAGAAGCTCTGCTTTACCATCACCATTGATATCCATTCTTACATAACACTCATGTAGTAATACATCTTGTGTAGATTCATCACCATCAGCTTCTCCATGTGAAAAGTCTATGTTTTGATGTCTAACAAACTTATCTTCTGTAAAATAATCAGGATCACCTGTTGGTAGTGAATCAACTAACTCTTGATCATAACCCATTTCAACTAACTCTGTTTTAGTTTTATTAGTTCTATGTGCAATGAAGTTAGCTGTATCTATAGATTTACATCTTCTTTCAATTAAAAATTCTTCAGGTGGTATTGGATCTATTCTTACTTGTCCATACTTTCTAGTTCTATGTATTACAACATCATGTAATTTAATTTTATCTAGTTCTTCACCTCTATCATCTACGATAGGTTCATCATACTCAGTATGTTCTTTTACTTCTACTTCTGAATCTGCAACAAGATCATTGAATTCATCATCTGTTAATCTTGTATATTCTTCTCTTTCTGTCTTTTGTGAATTATCCCAATAAACTTTTAAGATACCATTCTTTTGTATAAGTGCATCTTTGAATGCTGTATACAATGCTGTAAAACCATTATTCTGTTTATAGAATACATAATTAAGATAGTCAGAACATTGTCTTGCCATTTCTTCATCTTCTGGTCCAACACCTTCACAGTTAAATACATTATCTCCAGAAGTAAATATCTTCATAAGAGATGGCATTAAACTTTCTACTGTATCCATAACATCATTAGATATTACTTGTGATCTACCTTCTTGTTCATTGCCAAGAGGCATTCCTAAATAATACTCTAATGATTTCTTTCGTCTAGCAACTAGCTCACCACCAATATATCCTGATGCATTGTGAATCTCTCTACTAACGATTGATAATATTTCTTGATTCGATTTTTTCATACTACATATTTTGTATCTACATTAATTGGTTTATCCCATTCTGTTGTATCTAATGGTTCAGATACACAACCATATCTAAAACTATCAGCTGCGTGTGAACACCAATCGTGTAGTGGTTTATTTTTAAACACTTGGTTTTTTTCATCCCATTGTTTTCTATACTGTCGTAATGCATCTAAT